ATTAGATTAATCATTTTAGCTCCTTAATATCCAACTGGACACCCCAAAGGATGCCCCGCTTGATAATAATTATAATTCCTTTAGCTTATAACTCCATGAACAACCATTAAATCCACTGTCAAAGCTTCTTTTCACATCAGCCTTAGTAAGATAAGGATACTGTGTCGCAACATACTCACCTAAATAATAAATTTCCATCTTATACATAACGCCTCCTATTTATTTACTTCCTTTTTTTATTCTCACTCTATGTTGCCTAACAAACCACAACGCTTTATTGTGTCAAGAAAAATAAAATAAATCTTTTAAATAATTAGTTAAAACCATGTAGATAGTAAAATAAGGAGTAAACAATGGCAAGCAATAACCCTGACGGCAGACCATTAAAATTTGAATCACCTGAAGTAATGCAGGAACTTATAGATGCTTACTTTAAAAAGTGTGACGATGATAGTGAATACTACACCATAACAGGGCTTGCATTAGCTTTAGATACAAGCAGAAGAGTACTTTGCGAATACGAAAAGAAAGACGAGTTTAGTAACGCCATAAAAAGGGCAAAGTTAATTGTAGAGAACGATTACGAGAAATCTTTGCGTAAACGTGGCTCATCTGGTGACATCTTTGGGCTCAAAAACTTTGGTTGGAAAGACAAAACCGAGGTAGACACTACTCTCAAGATCGACAAGAAGTCCGAGCAGCGAGCTAAATCCTTGCTTGACGAGGCTTTAGGCAGTAATTCCGAGTAGTGTTATATCATTGGTGGTGTTGAGATAGTCGGTTAGACGGGTCGTATGGAGTTCATATTTTGCACTTAGCTACATATTTTGTCAATATAGGTCAAAAAGTTAGATTGTTTGATACTGCACGATAAATGCTATTTCAATGGTTATGAGAGACAACCTGTTCTAATTGCGTAAGGTTTCTCATTTAGATGTTAAAAAGGGGGATTTATGACATACGAAGAAGTTAAAAATGGGTATAGAGAATATGCCAAAGAGTTAAGATTATTGGGACAGGATATATTGGCAGACCTTTATGAAGCTGTTGCGGATATACCAGATGATAAAGTATATAAATATAAAGAGGGAAGACCGAATTGGCTAACTAAAGACAAATAAAAAAGCCCCGATCTCTCAGGGCTTGTATTCCTCCTTTATTAACATGTGCAATATTTACACAAGTTCATTTAGTTGCGGTACGTTCTGGATAATTGGATAATGCATTCCATCCAGAGTAATAAATAATAAACCATTCATATAAACATACAGATTGCCAGCAATACGCTGACCCTCAAAGTAATAAACATAATCTTTAATTAATAACTTTTTCATCTTAACACCTCCAAGTGTTTTAGTTTTCACTCTATCTGTTACCGACATTGCCAACGTGGTTTTATATGTCAAGTTATTTAAAATAAATCTTTTTTAATCGTATAAACAGGGGGAACAATGAATGTATTTGATTTATCAAGAGCAGAGGCATTAGCAGATATATATGTACCAGAATCATTAAAGAAAACTATTAGAATGGTTATAGACGATAGGTATGATAAAAAGCGTGGCAAGATTGAACTGGTTAAGGGGGATTTATGATTAGCAACAGAAAGTTCAAGAAGCTAATTAGAAAAATTGAAAAAGAAACAGGGGGACAAATGAGTTATTTCAAAGATGCAAAGGTAGGCGACAAGGTTTGGGATTATGTTTATGGTGAGGGTTTAATAGTAGGATTTGATTCTGAGAATTATCTTTCAATGTTTTGCAGTTTTGCTAAAGTTGGGTATAATGATATATTGTACCACAAGTCAGGACATTTAGATAAAGAGTTTACTATATTCAACCAACGCTTATTCTACTATGATAACCGACCGATAGTAATAACACAGGATGATTTGCATTTAGGTGTTGTTGATATATGGGGATTAGATCAAAAAGGGCTATATTCTCTATATGGAGATTATACTAAGTACACACGCAGGGTACGCAGAGAGACACCAGAAGAAACAGAAGAGACACTATGTTGCCAATATATGCACCATAAGAAAGAACAGCTCGACCTCAGAGACTTAGCACACAGGATATCGAAGTTAGAGAGACGGTTGGAAGATGATAAATTTGTAGATGGTAAACTTGAAACACCATACGGGACATTAATACTGCTTGGTAGTAAGGAATCACAGAAAATGATAAATAAGGCGTTTGATAAAGAGTAATGTTCAAACTAACCGAACAACCTATAAAGATTATACGCAAGCTAGCTGAGAAGGATAAAGCGAAGGCATTAGAGTTTGCTAAGATCGTTGCTAATGAGCCTTTAAAGTATTGGGTTCCTAATCTAGTGCAAGAGAGAATGATTAAAGAGCTTGTAGAGGTAGAGAAGGAATCAAGGGTTCCTGTATTCATTATAACTTCAGGGAATGGTACAGGGAAGACAAGTTTTATAGTTAATACTATATGTAATCTTGTATATGATATCCAGAATGGTTGGTTTGACTTTGATTTATTCAAGAGATTTCCTAACCCTACCCATATAACACTTGTAACTACTCCGGGTAATCTTAATAAGAACTATTTTAGTGAGTCTACAGGAGCACCGAGTTTTCAAAACTTCTTATGGAATAAAGACGTTGTATATTCAAAAGAGGGTAAGAATCACATTACCAATGTAAACTTTAAGGGTACACAGTGGAGCATGGATACTATAACATATAACCAGCCAAAGAGTGAGCTTGAATCATTCACGACTGGGATATTCATATTTGATGAGCCCCCACCAATACACTTTTGGGAAGCAGTACCGGCAAGAACTCGTAAGGGAGCATTAATATTAATGCCACTCACTCCACTTGAATGTGAGCCTTATATCCAGGATGAGATTATAGACAAGGCAGATGCAGGAACTAAGGGGTACAGACATATCAAAACAAGTACATTGGAAGTATTAGATGATAAGGAACGTGGTCATTACGAGAAGGAAGTATTCATGGCTCAAGCTGAAAAGTACAAGCCTGAAGAGTACGAGGCTCGTGTGAATGGTAAGCTCATGTATTTCTCTGAAAGGATTATAACGGTAGATGAGTCAGTACACCGAGTAGACCCTTCTAAGTACCCATTAAAATCTAATTACTTGTACTTTCATGTATTCGATCCCGGTGATGGTAAGCCTAACGCTGAGATTTGGGGAGCTGTAACACCTGAAGGTCGTAAGATAGTATTCCATGAAGCACCGATAGATAAGAGTAAAGACTTTTGGGACATGAAAGGCGGAACAACAGTTAAAGACCATATACGTCAATGCTTAGTTATAGAACAAGGCTTTGAGCTACAGTTTGGCTTTAAGATGAACTTTACACGTATAGTTGATTGGCATTTTGCTAACCAAACTCGTGGCGGTTTAAAGACTAACCTATGGCAAGACTATGCAAGGGAAGCTAAGAAATTGGGTGTTAGTTTCAATCTAAATGCTTCATATAATACAGTTGGTTCTGGTGAAAATGAACTATTTTACGGACACAAACATTTAAGACAAAGTTTACAATACTTATCTGATGGAAAGCCTGGTTTTGTTTTTTGGGATAATTGCTTTCATTGTTGGCGTGGAATAACACATTATGTACGCAAGAGAGCTAAGACCGAAGCTGATATGATGAAGCCAGCAACCAGTAGAGATATAGTACAAAAGTACAAAGATATGATGGATACTATAAGATATTTTGATTGTAACGAGGTGTATTTCAAGCCAGAGAGGAAAGTAGTACGGAGACGAGAGACATCAAACGGGGTATTCGGAACAATATAGGGGGAAATTATGGCATGGTATTGGATAGTATTAATTATCATAGGTAGTTTAATAACGGGAGTAGGATTAACTATTTACATATTAGGAAATGCTTTTAGTAAAAGTATAGGTCGAGCATTTGGATGGTATTGATTTTCTAAGGAGGACACATGAACGCACCACAAATCATATTCATCGTATTAGCAGGTATAGAATTATTAGTACACGCACACAGGCACGGTCAATCAAGGGGCAAATTTAATATTGGAATGGCATTATTGAATACAGCATTTACGGTTGGCTTATTATGGTGGGGCGGATTCTTTAATTAAGGGGGACAAATGACAGATAAAGAAAAACTTATTAGTGCATTGAATCATTGGGATAAAATGTATAGGGGTTTATTAAAACAAAAAAGACGCTATAATAAAAAAGTTAACACTAGATTAGATTGGATAATTGAGCAACGTAGCAAATTAATGGAAAAAGAAAATAAGTCATTAGTAACAAAGGGGGAATAATGAACTTTGAATTTAACAAACTACTCAAACAGGTAAACGATAGCTTACCACCGATAATAACGATACGCTATGAGGACAAGGATTTATCATTCTACTCAATAGATTGGAGTAGTAATAGACCTGAATATAAGCGAGTTAAGACGATAGAAACAGGCAGTAAGGTTAAAGTTAAGTCGGTGCTATATGGTATGTTAACCTATGCACAGATATTAAACAGCTATATGCAACAGAAGATTGAGGAAACTGAAAAGGAAGAAAAATGAAAAAAGACTATGTGAGATACCTTGAGGATGAGCAGAATTTTGATATAACCCAAATAGTAGAGGATTTACGAGATGACCAAAACTCTCGTGCTTCTTGGGATATTCAGGCTGATTTAGGTTGGAGAGTACGTAATTCAGAACTACCAACAACTGAAGCTATTGATAACCTAAAGAACTATAAAGGTACTTATTTTAAAGATAATTGGGTGTTAAAATCTTTTACATGGCTCAAGTCGTATTTCACAGGTGCAGACATATACGCTGATATAAAGAGTTTTAGCGGTCTATTAGAGTCTAACATGGAACTCCTAGAGAATGAAGTCAACTTTGCAATGGATTTATCTAACCTTATAAACAACGCTTCATCAGCAATAGAAGATAAGCTATATGTAGGATATGGAGTTTTAAGGACATATTTTGATACATTTAGGATAAACAACTTCTGGAAAACTGGAACGCCTGTAATCGAGTATATAGACGCTAGAAACGTATGGTTTAAGTGTAATGACAATCATATGGATAGTATAAGTCGGATATTCCATGCCGAAGCAGTTAATACAGAAGAGTTAAGAGCAGAAGTAGCAGAATATGATGAAGAGCTCTCTAAGCAGATTATGGTTGATGAAGGTGGTGATGGACACGTTAAATTCCCTAATATAATGGATAGAACTATTAAATATACTGGGATATATAAAAAGACCATAAGAACTGAGCAACGAGAGTTTGTTTATGAGTCAACTGATTACGAAACTGGCGAAACTAAGATTGAGAATTGGCTTGAATTTGAGAAGGAATACCAAGAATCAAATATAGATATGCCTGAAGGTGTTAGTGTATCTCCTGATGTTATTAAAGTTGATAAAGACTGTTGGTTTCAAGTTATGTTCTTACCGGGACAAGGTATATTACTCAAGCAACCTATTATGGAAGATGATAAACAAGTATGGAAAGAGAACATTTATGTAGGTGAAATTCAGAATTATCACATTTTAGGCGGTAAAACACAAGATGGAAGCTCATATCCTTATGGTGACGCTTATGATATGGTTGATGTATTAGATTTATCAGTAGTATTTATGAGTTCATTAGCTAAACAAATAGGTACAATGAATAAACCACAACCACAAATATTTGAAGATGCAATAGATAATATAAATGAATTTATCAATGGACATTGGAAAACTGATTTCACACTTAAATTAAGACCTGAGTTCTTTAAAGAGAATCCGAATATATCTCCTGACAGTGCAGTATCATATAAACAAACACCAATTAACGACCGATTATTCCTTGTAATGCAGAACTATATATCCGAAATTATTAAAACTAATACAGGTGCAGTAGATTCAGCAAGAGGCGAACAACAATATAGTGGTCAATCTGGTGTCTTAAATACTCAACTACAAATAGCAAGTCAAACATATCTCAAGAGTGACGAGAATAAATACCGTAAATTCATTGAATCAGTATTAAATTGGTTAATGACAGCAATAGTAGAATATAGACAACACCCACATCAAGTCAAAGGTTTAGACCAAGATGGTGTAGAAACAGCAAGAGAGGTCAATACAAGCCCATACAACACACTTAAGTCAGATGACTACTTTGTAGAGGTTAATATGAATCCAATGCCTGAAGCGATGAAGGCTCAGGAAAAGCAGATTGTAATGGACTTAGCTAATGCTGGAAAGATTAGTACTAAAACATTATTAGAAGTATTAGACTTATCAAATATAAACATTGAACGTGAAATGGATAATTTAGCAAAAGAGCAAGGCATCGAGCAGATAGCAGAACTTATGGAAAAACACCCTGAGATCCAACAACAAATAATGCAAATGGCTCAACAATTAGAACAAGGCGGAGAGCAACCACAATAGTCTCATCCCCCAGAGTAGGCGAGCTCCTCCCTCGTCTGCTCGCTAAAACAATTTCACAAAAAATACAGAGGCAATTCGTAAGAATCCTCAAGGAGTCAAAAATGGAAGAAAAAACTGATGGGAGCAACACAACTCCCGACAACGTAGAAATCGTCAAAGTTGGCGAACATGAAGTAAGTATGAAAACCTTAGAAGATGGCAAAGTAGAAATTGAATCGCCAGACGGACTTGAAGATGATAAAGATTTTCAAGCTGAAGCGACTAAAGTTATTTCTGCAATGGCATTAGCTAATAAGAAAGGATTTGATACTAACCAACGACAAAAAGAGTTAGACGAAAAAGAAGCAGACTTAAAGCGGAGAGAATCAGAGTTTCAATTAAAGGCAACTCAGGGCGAGACCTTACCATCTCTGAAAGAACTCACAATGAAACATTTAGACATTACTACTGATGAAGACTTAGAAGATGTATCTCCTTCAGCACTCCTTACGGCACAGGACAAGGCAATGAATGAGAGAGATAAACTAAGGAATAAGAATACTGACAGTCGTATGCTTGTTGCAGACTTCATCACTAAAGGTGGTGACTATAATGGTTTATTGACTTTCGCTAATAGTTTAGGTGCTCCTATAAGTAAAGCTCTTATCAACCAGTTCACAAAAACTAATGAGACTAAACCGAAATTTGCTACTACTAACTTAGCGAATCTGCAAAACACACAAATATCTTTTGTAAGTAAAGGTGGTTCAACACCAACTGCAAGAAGTAATAAAGCAGATAACATACTCAAGGCTGGTAAGGCACAACGAGAAATTTAGTCTCTTAATAGGAGACTCACATGGCTTTTACACCAACACTAACCGAAGGTGCAAGAGGAACTGCTGATACCAATTTACTTAATGGTATTAACTCCCGTAGGGGTTTTAGTTTTGATACACAGATTACAGAACTTGAACCAAACGTAACTCCCTTTGTAAGTACGTTGATGGCGTACAAACGTAAAGCAGTAAATGACCCAGATTATAAATACCAAGAACATCGACCAGCATGGCTTGACGACAAATATGTAGAATTAAATGATACTATTGCCTGTTCAGCTTTATATGGTGGCGATTTAGAAGCATCAGTAACAGTAGTTGACTCAGGTTGGTTAAGCGATACAGCTTTCTCAACTAATACACAAAGTCAAAGATGGGTTATGCAGTTAGTAGATGCTGACGACTCAAGTAAATTCTGTAACTTCTTACTTTATACAATCACAAGCTCAACTGATATTGGACTAATTCAGCTTACGGATACACCGGGATTTAATGGTGCTGCTGGCGATAAACTCCATATTATAGGTTCGGCATTTGGTGAAGGTACAGAGAAAACTATCGCAACTTATGACAAAGTTGATATTAAATGGGCTTCATGCCAAATATTCAAGACTCTTGTAAAAGCTTCACGTACTACAATGAAAACTTGGGTAGCTGGCGGAAATGAATGGGATAGACTACAAGCAGAAGGTGCAACTAATCAGAAAGTCGATATGGAAAGAGATTTCTTATTTGGCTCACGTTGTATCAATACAGCCGATCAAGGCACTGCAAACGATCCATTTGGAGCTCCAATAGCAACTGCACTCGCAGGTGGCGGAGTTGGAACAGCTATTCTTCCAGTAAGAACATCTATTTCAATTCAACAAGCTGCACGTTGGGCTGATAGCGTAGGTATGGGTGGTTCACGTGTTTTCAATAACACAGAATCAACTTATGACTACTTCCAATTCTTAGATGATATGCAAGAACTATTCGAGTTTGGTAGTGATTCACGTTACTTCTTCGGAGGTCAAACTGTTTTAACTATCCTTACAACTATGGCTCTTGATACTGGAACTAATCTTACATCTGAGCAAGGTACAAATGAAGCTGGCGTAAAGTTTATGAAATTTATGACACCTCATGGCGACCTTAAATTTGTAAGACATAAGCTATTCAGAGGCGACTATGCAAGTAAAGCATTTGCAGTTGACATGAATAACATTGAACTGTTAGTATTTGATGGTACTTTCGTTGAAGAAGGGGTACAAACACCCGGATATGACGGACAGGAAAATCAGATAGTATCTGACATGGGCTTGAAAATTGGCACTCCTGAAAGCACAGTTGCCGAATTTAACTGGATTTAGGGGAGGATATTATGAGTTGGATTACAAAATCAGCAATAACAAGCATTAAAGATAAATGGGTTGTAGGAACAGAAACTCTTACATTAAACTCATCTGCTACAGACCAATCCACTTCAGAATTAGATTTCATTCCTTTCGGTAAAGACTGGTACTTGGAAATAGACCCAAGTGCTACTCTCGCTTCTGGCGGCCCGATTGATATTGATATATCTTATGAAACTGGTGGAACTTTTTGGGAAATGGCAACAACTGGTCTTTCAGTAGTTGCAGCAGGAACAACCCAACGAGATTTGATAGATGTTTCATCTAAAGGTGCAGCACCGTACTATAAGTTTAGATTAGATAAGACTGCGGCAGTATCAGCGTCTATAACTAAGACACTTAAATTTACTGTACTCGTACCACCTAGAAATGGAATAGTATACTAAGTAATTAAGGGGCAGGGAAACTTGCCCCACTTTTCAGGGGGGATTAATGCCAACTTCAAGACCGAATGTAATAACGGTAGCTTGTGAATGGATGAGGAGAAATGCTAATAATATTAACAGCGTATTAGATATTGGAATGGGCTTTGGTAAATGGGGATTCTTAGCAAGAGAATATATATACACTTGGAAGAAAGATTTAACTTTATTAGAATATAGAAATTACAAAGATTTCAGAGTAGACGCAATAGAAATATTCCCAGAAATTATAACAGCTATGCAAGACGCTATATATAATGAAATACATCAAGGTTGTGCAACTGTAATAATTGACGAAGTAGACGACTATGATTTGATTATTATGGGTGACACATTAGAGCATATATCAAAAGAAGAAGGTCGTATATTACTAAATAAATGTATTAAAAAAAGTAAATTCGTAATGCTATCAACACCAGTAGAATTTGTTAAAGGTGTAGCAGTATTAGGTAACGAACATGAGAAACATCAATGCGTATGGGATGATAAAGATTTTAGATTAGATATAAGTCCTACCTATAACACAGTAATAGGTAATCAGCGACTTATAATTTACAAGGGGGAGTGATGGATACAAGTAAAGAGTATGTCAAGATGTGCGAGAAAGCTGTTGAAATACAGGAGTTGTGGAAACCACAAAATGATGATTTGTATACGTTTGGTTATAATCATGAAAGCTATATATTTACAGAAAGAAAATTAACCAAGAAAGAAATTATAGCTTATATTTGGCTACCACGCCAAGACCAGTTGCAAAAGATGTTATATGATAAATACCCAAGATGGATAGGATTACTATTATTCTTTTCAGATTGGCTTGCCGATAATACATCAGCAGAAGATGAAATTTCAACACCTGAACAACTCTGGCTTGCATTCGTAATGAAAGAGAAGTATAATAAAATTTGGAATGGTGAAGATTGGGGGAGTGATGGATAAACCAGTTTTATCAGTAGTAATAATAGATAGTAGAAGTAAGCAACACCCTAAATGGGTAGAAGAATGTATAGATTCAGTCAAAAATCAATCTCTAAGCAACTTAGAACTAATTGTGCTTGATAATAGGGAAAGATTCTTTACTGCTGGCAGAATGCGTAATCAGGGGCTTCAGGAGGCAACAGCCGATTGGGTACTCTTTGTTGATGATGATGATTTTATTAGTCCTGATTATTGTACGAGTTTAGCAGTATTTATACAAGGTGCTCCTGACGATGTTAAGATTTGCAGTACATATTCGACTTTCTTTAAAGAGACAACAAAAGAGAAAACTAGAAAAGAGAAAGCTCCACTCGGTGCGTATAATAGAGAATACTTCTTAGAACACCCATTTAAAGAACATTTAAATAAATATGTAGATGTAAATGCATTAGAAGATTTGAAGAAAGACGGTTTTAGAATGACAACTTGTCCTTATCATTTTGGTTATTATTACCGTTCACATGACGGACAGATAAGCGGTAAGAAACACGTTACAGGTGTTAATAATAAAGATATTTTATTCATAGCAAAACAGAATAATTTCATTGAGCCTTATATAGAGAGATTTGAAAAAGACGGATATAGTGTTAGTAGACAAACATTTAGACCTGATTCAATAGGCGATAATGTAAAAGTTGTATGGTGTGAATGGGGAGATGAACAAGCTATTGCAGTTAGTAAATTAGACATTAAAGCTAAGAGAATATTAAGAATACACTCATACGAAGCATATACAGACTTTATGGATCAAATGAATTGGGAAGCGTGGGATTTGATAATCTTTGTAGGCGAACATATAAAAGACTATCTCGAAACAAGAGTTGGCAAATTAGAGCAAGCTGTTGTTATTAAAAATGCAATAGACTTAGATAAATTCAAATTTAGTGTAGATAAAGAAGATAATTCAATAGCTTTTATTGGCAACTTTAAAGATGAAAAAGGTGTTCAATTATTAATGCATACAGCAAGAGAATTTCCAACTTATAATTTTTATGCTAAAGGTCAAGTTTATCATAAAGATATTCAACAATATATGAAAGAAAGAAAACCTGACAATTTAACATGGATAGACCCAAGTGATGAGATAAGTGAATTTCTATCAGATAAGAAGTTTATAATCAATACATCACGTAGAGAAAGTCAATGCTTATCATTATTAGAAGGTATGGCTTGCGGTTGTAAACCATTGGTATATAATTGGATAGGCTCTGACAAGTCTTATCCGAATGAATATATTTGGAATACATATAAAGAATTACGGGTATTATTAAGAAAAACCAAACCAGAAGAATACAGACAATATGTTGAGATATTACACGATGTAAATACGGCTTATGTAGAATTTAAGGGGGTTGTAGATGAACTTATTAAATAAAGGGTTGTTTTTATCCGCCCATTCAGACGATGAATCGTTATTCGGTGCTTACTTAATTCAGAAAGAAAAACCGTTAGTAGTTGTATGTACTGATTGTTATACGCAAGATAATTTAAAGATTCGCAGAGATGAATCAAAGAAAGCGATGGATATTTTAGGTGCTGATTTATGGTTCTTAGGTATTCAAGATGATTTAGATATAGATGTTTACAGGCATTTATTAAAGAAAAAACTATTAAGAATGGAAGAATTTGATGTTGTATATGCACCAAATCCTGAAACTTCTAATAAACACCATAAAGCAACAGCAGAAATAGCTAAGAAGATATTTAAGAAAGTAGTTTACTATGATACTTACAATAACTCTTGGGGAACTAACGGATTAGGAACTTGCATTATTCCAACAGATGAAATGAGAGAACTTAAAAAACAAGCTATGGATTGTTATAAAAGTCAAATAGAAAGAGAACAGACTAAAAAACACTTCTCAGAAATATGGAATGAATATGTCAGTTACTAAAGCTCAAGCAATTTTAAACTTAACCGATTTCTATTATGTAGCTAAGAAACATAATATTCCTTTCTATCTATTTGAAGGTACTCTAGTAGGTGCTTATCGAGATGGCGACTTTTGCCCGGGCGATGAAGATGATATAGATTTAGGAATATGGGATAGTGACTATGATAAACTAAAAGAAGCTATTGAAGAACTTGTAAAAGTTTATGGCTTCAAATTAATTAAAACATTTAACTATTTAGATAAAATGGAAGGTATGGCAATAATCAGAGGTAAGAATCATTTAGATCTAATTAGAGTACATAAACACCCTAAAAGAGATGAATGCTATAATTACTGTCGGTACTTTGGTAAAGATGAAGATAAGATAAAACGAGGTACTGTTATGGTATGTGTTTATCCTTCTGAGTGTATGGATGGATATACTGAGTATTCTTTTTACGGTTTAAATTGCTTAATACCAAAAGATGCGGATATGTATTTAACTTCACGATATGGCGATTATAGAACTGAAATTAAAAGAGAGGATTTTGATTGGTATACACAGTCAAATACAGAAACGATATTAACTGAATATGATATGATTAAGGGGGAATAATGGCAAAATTTGTAGCTAAAAGAAGAAACGTAAGTTTCGAGGGTTGTGCATTTAAGAACTTCGCATATAAGACAGATGATATTGATAAAATGGCTCGTTTGAGAAATTCTAAGTTTTACAATAATGGCTTCTTGGAAATAGACAGAAATGAAGAAACTGGAGTTTCAGTTAATAAAACATTAGGAAGTGCAACTAAAGAAGAACTCCAAAAACTATTAGATAGAATGGAAAGTGAAGAAGTAGAATTTGAAAAAGTTGAAGAAAGTTTAGTAGTTGCAGATAATAAAACTGAAACAATAACAACAGATTATTCAAATTGGGAATATAATAAACTAAAAGAAATAGCTAAAGAGAAAGGTATGATATGGAAAGGATTTCCAAGCAAGATAAGTTTAGTGGAGTTTCTTAGTGCCGAAAAGTGAACTTGACACAAGGCGGAAACGGGTAAACCAATCTCGCAGAACGTCTAAAGAGAAAGGCGTATTCCCTCCTGCCGAACATTCGCATCAGGACTATATTGATAGACTTAATGATATTGAGAGTGGTAACGCACCAGTTACATCGGTAACAGCAAATTACACAGCATTAGATACAGATAACATAATAGAATGTAATGGAACATTTACGGTTACTCTTTATACAGCAGTAGAAGGAGATGGAATGACAATAGTAAATGTAGGTACAGGCGAAATAACATTAGGAACTGAAAATGTTAATGGTGTTAAGGATGTAGTGTTAGATTCAAAATCAGCAATAGAGATATTTGGTAGTTCAACACCAGATTGGAGAATTGGATAATGGCTAATTATTTTGAAAAGATTAAGATGCAAGGCTATGATGGTGCGTCTTGGATTGATATACTTACAGATGCAAATGGAAACCTAATAACCGATATTCAAGGTTATAATGGCACAAATTATCATCCCATAAGAATAGATACAAGTACAAGGTCAATACAAACAATAGAATATGAACATCACGAAATACATTCGGGTTCTACGTTCTGTGTTCACTTGGCAGATAATCAAGTAGCTAAGGATACAGAGATGGGTATTTTGTTTACAACCCCAGCAGGAACTAAATGGTTTCATCTTGTGTATAGTGTTGATATGGCAGCAAGAGCTGTCTTTGATATATTAGAAGCCCCGACAATAGATGTTGACCCAGACCTAACAAACTTCTATACGCCCATCAATAGGAATAGGAATTCTGATAATGAGAGTACAGCATCTTCAGTAAGAGCTACTCCCGTTGCTAATCAAGTAACACTAATACTTGATGGTGATGCATCTCCCATATCAGCTGATGGTACGGTTATTCATACAGAGATACTAGGAGGAGCGAAGAAAGGTAAAACAGCCGCAGATGGACACTCTCATACAGATGAGTATATTCTGAAAGCGGGGACTACTTATTATCTTAGAGTCAAAGGGGATAACACTGGTGATGCTAACTTGCAAATGAGTATGGAAGCCATTTGGTACGAACATACCGACAAAAGTGTCTGATTATGAAAAAAGAATTTAAAGAACATACAGATAAGGATAAATAGGAGAAATAAATGGCAACAACTAGATTGCTTTCAGAGATAGTAACAGAGATTTGCACAAGGCTTAACGATTCAGATATAATCAAATATGGCGATTCAACAACTTATTTAGGGCGTGCTGCGGACTATTTCTTTATTACAATTCGTCAAATGCTTGATGACCCAAGACGCTATGGAATGAAAGAACTTGATTATCGTGGTAGATTAGAGAGAGAAGAAGTTGTTATCGGTACTGTATCAACAGAGAATGGGTTGATTTTATATAGTGCATTGACAGCAATACCAAGTAGCGTGATTGATATTTATACAAATAGTGATAGTTCTAACGACCAACTTGGTTATAATATAGTAAAAATAAACGAGGAATACCCAGAATTTTTAGAGAATATTGATGTTCATAATGTTAATTTCTATAATCCATTAATAGATAGCGGTAAAGATAGAGGTTGGTACGAAGTAGAAACAGGTATTCAATTCTATCCAAAAGATTCAACTGGATTAGGCGTTAATTATGTTACAGTTAAATATATACCAGATGCAAGCCCCGACGATTATACTAAAGATACAGAGTTTTATATAGGTGGAACTGCTGGACTATATACACTAAGATTTATTGATGCAGCGATTGATATTACGGTAAATAGATTATTAGTAGAAAGGAATATTTAATGAAACGTGAAGTTTTAGGTTTCGACGGTGGTATGAATGAAGTTGCTCAAAGTTCTGCTCTTAAATCAAATGTTCTTAATGATATAGTAAATTATGAGAATAAAGATTTAGGTAAAATAACTAAACGAGTAGATGAAGTTACTTATAGTGCAGGATTAAACGCTATAATGATTTCAGATACAACAGTATTTTCAGGTGGTACAATATTATATCAACCTGAAGAACCATTCTATCCAACTCGTATGCCAGAGACTTCAAGCGGAGACGTACTATATCCTGTGTTTGGCGTTACTTCTGGTGGAAACTATAGATTAGTACTCTTTTACTTAGAAGACGCTACTACGTGGACGTATGAGGTTGTGAGCATAACAGGAGTAACTTATAATGTTGACTCTGTAATGAGAATTGCTTATGATAGAGATAGAATGCTAATTACTGATGGACAGAATAAATCACATTTTGTTACTATTAACCAAGATGACGAATTTGTCTATGCAATAAATGAAATACCAAGACCATTGAATAAACCTACTGGTATTGATACAGTTACTTATAATCAATCATTATTCCAAGAGAATTTAGATACAGGCTCTTATATAAACTATTGTGGTATTTACAGATATTGGTATACATTCGTAACTGACGATGGAGATGAGAGTAACCCTTCCCCTGCTTCAGATTGGATTGATATGCAATTCTTCAAGAAAGACGATGAAGATTTAGACGAGAGAGAAGTTAAATCAGTTACAATAAGTAATTTAGAGATAACAGCTAATGCAACTTCGGTTAAAGAACAGATAAAATATTTTAGAATATACAGAGAAGAATTACGTTACACAAATGGGATAGAGACAAGAGTTCCATTATTTATTAAAGAAATTATAGTTTCAAATAAAGACGGTAGTAACCAATATACAGATACAATAGCGATACTATCAGGTGACTTAACCGTCAATATAGATTATGAAAATGACTCATCACCAAAAGGGAATGATATTTGCTCTGTTGGTGGTTCAACTGTATTAGGTGGAATTAAGAAAAGATTAGAATTTCCATTTGAATTTGACCATTATAGAGAAGTTACTTTAACTAATTTAAATGCAAGAAGCTATGTTAATGGCGTAGTTCGTGCTGAATTTAATGATGTTACTAACTTTGGTGTATTGCCAGAAATACCTGATTGGCATTGGTTAATGGGTAATAAAGATAAAGTAAGATTTTTTGATAATGATTTAACAACTCCTTTACCTACAGTATATGAAGTTAGTGATGGCTTTGATTGGAGTAGTCATACCGATAATATAGTAAACGGAGATTTCGACCCTGATTCAGATTGGACAAAGGGTGGTGATTGGACAATAGGATTGCAAAAATACGCAAGTAATAACGGCACAGGTGCAGACGCATTAACACAATCAGTAGCACCATTAACACAAAACGAATATTATATAAACCAAATGGATTTCACCCTAGATGGTGATTCAGACGAAGATGGTTTAACAATAGAAGATTATACATTACAAGTCAAAGACGGTACAGGTGCTCGTAGTGAGGCATTTATAATAAAAGCAAGCTCAACAGCTTATGCAATAACTAAAACAGCAGATGCAGATATTAAATCGGTTGATAATGTAGCAGTTTATGGGATAGGTGGCGATGGTGTAACTCAAAACTTAACTAACCCTGAAATGTCAAGTGATACAGGTTGGGCTCCTAATGGTGATTGGAAATATAATTCAGGTACATATAGAAATTTAAGTTACTCTGATTTAACTTCTATTTCAGCATCAAGGTCAACACCAATAGTAGATGGAACAAAATATCTCGTTACAATAAAAGTATTTATTAAAAATCCAACTCCTGCAAATGATATAGCAACTGTATATCTTGGTACATCGTCAAGTTCATTTGGCATTAGTGGTCAAGGTTACAGATATATTTCAAGGGTAGTTGAAGCGAGTAGCGATAAATTCTCAATAGATAAAACAGGAGAAGGCGAGATTACCATATATTATGCAAGAGTTTCTGAAATTACTTATACAACAAATAATATAACAACTTACATAAAAGTACCTGAAATACCAATATCTGATAGTAAAACAATTTATCAAGTATGGTGTGAACAAGGTGGTGCAGTAGGTATAAATAATACTGATTGGCGTAATTCCGGTTATGGTAGCTTTATTGACTATTCAGATGCTCCACAATGGTCTACACAAAAGACTTTTGGTAATATAGGTGTTGAGACAGTAGAAACAAAGATATGCTCACCTTGTCAAATAAATGAATTAACAGATGAAGTTTATAATAGAGCAGATGTGAATACTAATGGAGATTTAAATAACGCTACATTTTCAACAGGTAATATATGTTTACTTCCTGCATTAAGTGTAGATTTAACAACAAGTACAAATACAGTTCAGATAGATACAATTACAAGCGTTGCAGGTTCGGAATATAATTTTGATCCCATATTTAACCTACCATTTGGCGGTGTTTATTATGCAGGTTTTGTAAGTATTGATGGTACAAATGCTGACCATACACCAAATCAAATAATTCAGTTAGAGTTTATTAATGGCGGTACTCAATCAATGCACCTATATATAGATGATTCAGGCGATTGGTATACCCTTGCACATGGAGTAACTACAGCATTCACAGGTATTACGAATGCAAGCGTAGCAGCAACTAAAGAATACTTTATTTGTTTATCTTGGTCACAAGACGAGAATATAAGTTTATTTGTTTATAACTTAACTGATGATGATTATAGCTATGAAGAAAGCCCTGATGGTACAAGCTCTGATTATGCAAGATACACAGGGTTTAATAAATTCCAACTTGGAACAAATACAACTAGTCGTGACGCAATCTTAGATACCCAATATGCTAATTGGATATTTGATACAGGTCAATATCTATCCGCTTCCGACACAACAAACATAAACGCTGTTCAGAACTTAGCTAACCGTATGCCATTAACAGATATTGATGTAATAGGTTATGATTGGGATGCAGACGAAGAAAATCAAAACATTGATATTGGCGATATTGAAGATTTAACTTATGAAGATTATTCAGATTGGATTGGATATTCAAAAGTTAATGGTGTTTCTTTCCCTGATAAATTCATTAAGAAATGTGCAGGTAAAATTCGCAGAGTTATTCCAGTACCTTCTTATTTAAGAGGACAGACTAAATACGAAAATTCAGTAGTGGTATTTTATAGAAATGGCTTTAATGTATTCCCATTAATAGGCGACCCTTCAACTTGGAATGATTCAGCAGAAAACTTAATCCCTGAAAGGAAAAGAGATGGTCTCGTTAATGAGGATACTTTAGTAATAACTCCTTACGGATTAATGTGGCAATCAGAAGCAGGTTTAATGCTTTGGAATGCTTCAAACTATAAGAATATATCTCTTGGTAGAATGGATTTACCTATTAAGTCAACTCTAAAAGGTTTATATCTACCACTAACACAACAATATATGCTACATGATAACGCTGACAATTCTGAAAGTGTGGAAGTTACATTTGTTGCATTATCTAAAAGTATAGCATTATCAACTGGTACTTGGGACACAGATACATATAGAGTAGGCGATAAGATATTCATTTCAAATGCAGTTGATTCTACTAATAATAAAGGACTTACAATAGCAACTATAGTAGCTGGAGTTATAACAGTAGCAGAAACAATAGCAGACGAATCAGCCGATACAGTAACAATCAAGAAAACTAAATCTTATGTATATGATATACCAGAGGATAAATGGTGTACATTTGAGGGATTAGATGTTTTATATGCAAGTGCTCTAAGCGGTGGAAGTACAACAGAAAACCTTAACCTATTCTTAGATTCGTATAATGAGATAAATAAATATCCAGATTATGATGAAAGTGCAACCTCAACTTTAGCATACGCAACTAAAATATTTGACCAGTATTATTCAAACTATGAATATGCTGAGATTACTATTAGCGGAACAGGTACTGTTGACTTCAAATCTACCGATACCCAAAACAGTAACACTAAAGAGCAGAATGGTAACACAATAAATAACTATAAAGTTAATCAAATAGGTTACGGCTTCTACGGTGAGAAAATTCAAATAAAACTTAAAAATGCAGATACAATAGAAAACGTAATAATTGCATACAACGCACAAAGGACTAGGAGATGAAAACTAAGATATGCTCAAAGTGTAAGATTGAAAAGCCATATTCTGAATACCATAAAAGACCAAAAATTAAAAGTGGCATAGTACATCAATGCAAAAGCTGTTGCAAGAAAAGAGGTGCTGAATATAGGAAGAATAATAAAGAAAAAATAGCTGTTTATAGAAAAAAGAGATACGATGACAATAGAGAATTAGAGCTTTTATATGGTAAAGACTATCGTGAAAAAAATCCAGAAAAAGATAAAGCAAGGCATAAAAAATATTATGATGAAAATAAAGATATAATAAACGAGAAAGGAAGAATATATAGAAAGGAACATCCAGAAGTTAGTTTAGCATATTATGAAAAGAATAAAGATAGAATGTTAGCTAAATCGGCAAAATGGCAAAGGGACAATCCAGAAAAAGTTAAGATTAGAAATAAGAAATGGGACAGGAACAATAAGGGCAAGGTAAATGCTAAGAATGCAAAGAAAAGGGCAAAAAAATTACAAAGAACGCCATCCTATGCAAATATAGAAAAGATAAAAGAATATTATATTGCTACTGAAATACTATCACATTTTATGGGTGAAAAATATCATGTAGACCATATTATTCCACTACAAGGCGAATTAGTAAGTGGATTTCATATAGAAACAAATTTACAAGTCATTCCAGCAAAAGAGAATTTAATCAAGAGCAATAATTTCACGCCAATAGTTAAGGAGTTTAATAATGGCTAATACACCATATAGTAAATATTTGAAAAGACTTAGAAGTAGAATTGCAGAAAATCCTTATGCGGCTGCTTCGAGACGCACAGCCTTCGCAACATCACCACAACAAAACAACTTTGATACATTACTAAGAAAGGAAAACGTGCCAGTAGGCGTTGCAAGTCAACACGAGCTCGACAGTCAAGCAGTTAGACAGCGAAGTTTAACAGGCGTTGTAGAGAGGGCAGGTGTTAGAGATATTGAACGTAAGGAACGCATAGGTGGTCAGATAGACGAGCTTAAATTCAAGCAAGACGAGTTTAATAGGAATAAGAAAGATAAGTTTGGCGATATAGCATTACAAGTAGGCGGTGCGGTTATTGGCGGTGCAATAGGTGGTTTACCGGGTGCTTCTTTAGGTGCAAGTGCAGGACAGATATTAGGCGGATTCACGGGCGATAATTCAGAAGATATTTCAGCAGGGTTAGGCTCCGCAATACAAACATTCTCACAAATATCAACAACTAAATCAAATCGAGAACTCGGTGGTAAGATGGGTAATGTAAGTACAGTAATGTCAACCTTACCAAAAGACCAACGACAATTATTATTATTTGAAATAAATACATTAAGACAGCTTGGAGATTTCTCTCCTGAAAGAATTGATGAAATACTTAAAAGATTTTCTGGATATGGTAATTTCAGCCCATCAGTTGCAGTTCCAGAAGTAATAACGGGGTAAACTATGTTAGCAGAACGGATAGCTAAAATTCAACTAGATCAAGAGCAAACTAAACAAAAGTTTATGAATGAAGTATTTAGTGGATTGCAACAAATTGATGCAAATAAAACTGCCGAAGAAGTCGAAGCACAGCGTAAATATAATTTACAAACAACTACTCCAACAGATATTACAACTACCAAAACCGATTTAGGCTCACGCAAAATTTCAAGTAATATACGAGGCGAAGCTATAAAGACTGAAACAGTTATAGATGAAACCACACCGAAACCAACTACACCAGTAGTAAAAAAAGAAGGAACTGAGTTTGTAACCTATGAAAATGGTATTGAGACTGCAAGAGCTCCACGATGGAAACCTGAACAACTTGATGGACTTGGATTAATAGATAAAAACAGAATCAAGAAAGTTGATGTATTAGATAATGAGATTAGAAACCTAGAAACTGATATAGCGGGATTTAGACAAGAAATAGCTTCAATGGGAAATGTTGAATTAGCAAATGGCGAGACAGTAAAAGGTATTAATAAGAAAGGAACACTAATTAAACCAGAAGATATTACAAGACAGATAAATGTAGCACAAGGTCAAATCCGCAAGAAAAGAGAACAATCAGAAAAGATAATAAGTAAAGTTGAAAAGAAAATAGCAAAGAAAGAAATTAAAGAAGAAAAAACCATTCTTAGAACTGGAACAAGTAACGGAAGGAAAGTAATAGAATACTCTGATGGAAGTATAGAATATGCCGATTGATAAAAACAGTATTGTTTGGGATGAAATAAACAAAGATACTATTGTTTGGGATGTTGAACCTGAAAAACCAGCTACAACTCCAATAGTAGATATGGAAGTACCTGTTGAAGATAGACTCCCTGTAGAAACTACTGCACAGGAAATTGATATACAGCAAGAAATAGAGCCAGTAGAAACCATAAATGGGATAGATAGAGATATTCCATTAACAGGTAGAGCAAAAGTTATAGCAGAAACAGAACCATTAGAAAAGCAACCAGACCAAACAAATGAATATTTTGAAGAATTAAAATTAGCAAGAAACGTAGGTCAACTACAAACCGAATTAGGTCAAATAAAAGGGCAGATAATTTTTGAAGGATTATCAACACCTGAAAGCCAAGCAAGAGCAGATGAAATTAAAAAACAATTACAAGATATTACACCAGAGAAAACAAGAAAGTTTTATGACCCAAAACAAATACTTTTAGGAACTGCTGGATTAACACCTTTAATGGAAAAGTCAATAGTTGAAGGTGCTAAAACAGGATTAATAAGTGCTACTGGTGCAAGTGCTATCGCTGGTGCTACCGGCGTTGGTGCTCCTGCTATTCCTGCTATTGCAGGTATTTCATATACAGTTGGACAGGTTTATGGTTCAGCTAAGTTCATGGCTTATGCAGAGGGTGGACTTGCTTACGATGAAATGAAAGACGCTGGTATTGAAGATAAATTTGCTATTCCAGTTGCACAGGGCGTTGGTGTTATAAACGCTGGACTTGAAATGATGCAATTAAAAATGATATTAAATACGATACCGGGATTCAAAGGGTTACTATCAAAAGGAATTAAGTTTGGTGCAAAGGAATTATCAAAAGGCTCACTTCCTAAAAAATTACTCAAATCAGGAATTAATTATGTAAAATTCTTAGCAGGTGAATTATCACAAGAGGAAGCACAAGAAGTTGTTACAATATTAGGAACTGAATTTGCTAAAGATTTGAATAATAAACTTGAAGATACTGATATTCCAAAAGCAACTGCCGATGAAGTTGTAAATAGATTACGAGAAACATTTGAGGGTTCATTAGGTTTATCCGTATTAGGTATTCCCGGTACTTCAGCACAAGTTGTTTCCGATGTTAGAAACAGCTTAAATACGGAAGCTAAACAACTACAAGCTGATTTAGCAGAAATAACAGGCGAAACACCAACAGAAATAGTTGAAGACTTACCAACCGAGCCAGTATTGGCAGAAGGAATCCAAGGGCAAGCACCATCTGAAATCACTCAAGAAGAACGCTTAGATAACACCCTTGAGATAATGTCAGAGAAGATAGGTACAATTCAGACCCTACTTCAAGAAGATAATATAGCCGAAGCAGGTAAATCAATCAATGAAGTTGTAAAAGCTATTCAAGAGAATCCAACTGAATTCAGGGAAGCATTAGCGACCGAAGAAGGTAAAGAGCTAAACGATATGTTCAGCCAATTAGATGAGCAATACACCGAAGCTGAGAAAGGTTTATCTAAGTTAGAAAAGGTAGCTTTAGATAGTGAGATTAAAGCCGAAGAAGAAGCTGTAAAAGAAGCTGAAAAAGTTGCAGAAGATAAAGCTAAAGAAGAAGAAGCTAGACTAACAAAGAAACTTGACGAGACAGTAATATCCCCAACAGCAGAAGAAAGAAAAGACGCAATAATGGGAGAGATATTCAGTAGGGAAGAAGTTGTTGAACCAGAAGATGAAGTAGTAACAACCGAAGAAAACTTAATTAACGAAGCTAAAAAATATAAGAGTGCTGATGAGTTTGTGGAATCACAAGAACTTTTATATCATGGTAGTAATGTAGATATAAAAACATTTAAGCCAAGTAAGAGTATTGGAACACATGGAGAAACAGACCAAATAGAAGGAATTTATTTTACCGAAAATAAGGACGCAGCCAATTTTTTTGCATTAAAAGATAATGACCCAAGATTTTTAAAACAAGCAAAGGTGCAGATAAATAATCCTTTAGAAGTAAAAGACATGAATGAGCTAAAAAAAGTATTAGATATAGAGTTATTAGCAGAGGCTAACACAAAAGCAAAAGATTTAGGGTATGATGGAATAATTATCAATAAAGGCTTCTTTGCAAAAGGAGGTCCGCATAAAGCAGTTATAGCATTTAACTCAGAACAAATTAAAACTACAGAACAACTAACCGATATATTTAACAAAGCACAGGAGACCACCGATGAAACAAAAGCGACCAAAGACACTAAGACAGTTGATGTGGTTAAGGAAGAAAAACCCGCCCCAGTTGAAAAGAAAGCACCCGTAAAAACCCAAACTACCCAAAAGGTATCCAAACAGGTTAAACCCAAGAAAGTGGCTGAGAAGTCACGTACGGAAGCCGTAGAGGGTAAGGATGAACTTATTAACGAAGCTAAGAAGTATAAAAGTGTTGAAGAGTTTAAAGCACTTGGATTTGATGCAATACTGAAAGATGTTCGAGGTGTTGAAAGAGATAAGACGGTTACAATACCTACCGACAAAGTAGAAATTAAATGGAAAGATGATTATAAAAACGCATTAGAAACAGCTAAAGAAGATTATGACCCAAAAACAGCACCGCCAGTTGATTTCATATATGACTTTAAAAAAGATAAATATATTTTAGACGATGGACATAATAGATTTGTTTCAGCACAAAAAAACAAAAAAGATATAAAGGGAACAGTTCAACAAATAGAGGGGAATCTTGATGAGTTAGCGGAATTATATAAAAAAGAAAAGAAAGAAAGTATAACAGAAATATTCAACAAAGCAAAGGAGACCAAAGATGATAAAAAAACCAAAGAGAAAAAACCTGACGCTCTCAGTAGCGAAAGTAAAAGCGATGCAAAAGAAGGCAAGGATAAAGAAGCTGTTGAACAAACCAAAGTCGGAAAGGATGAAGGAAATAAAGAAGACATTAAAGGGAATGAAAAAGTAACAGGAGCAACAGTTAGCGAACTTGAAAAGATACGTGAGAAATACAGCTTAGGCGAAGTTACTCTTGATGAAGCTCGTAAGTGGAAAACTGTTTTTGATAGAGTTCAGAAGTCAAATAGGAAAAGTGAAGCTAACGCAATAGCTCGTGCTATAATTAAGAATAAGCGTGTAATGACAAACGATGAAGCTGTTGCTGTTCTGTTAAGAGAAACTGAATTATCTAATATTATAGAATCCTATTCAGATGACATAGAACAGGCAAGAGAATCTAAAAACGAAACTGAAGAAAACAGAGCAATAGAGAATAGGCAAGAAGCGTTACAAGAATTAGATACGATAACTGAATCTTTACGTTGGAGTGATAGAGAAGCAGGTCGGGCATTGAATATTATCAAACTTCGTATTAAGCGTGAGAATAATCAATACAAAATTGCTAAACTATTACAAACAGCTAAGATAACCAAAGGTACTAATTTAACTAAAGCAGAGCAAAATAAACTTACTAAACTATCAAAAGAGATAGACAAATACAGAAAAATAGAAACTAAGTTAAAAGCTGAAATTGATAAACTACAAGAGCAATTAGCCAAGCAAGACGCTAATGAAACATTTGTTAAATCAGCCAAAACTAAGCAACGTAGTAGAACAAAGGAAGTATTAAACAAAGAACGTGGCAAATTATTCAAGCAATTAGAATCAATAGGATATAGATTAAATGATGTTTTAGGTTTAACTTATGAATCAGCTAAGATAGTAAGTGAACTTGCAATCAATTACTTTGAATCGGGCATAACTGATATAAACCAAATAACCGAAGAGATCCAAAACAAGATACCTGATTTAACCAAAACGGATATATATAACTCTATTGGTGGCAGAATAAAGAGAACTCGTAAATCAGTAGTTAGAAAAACAACTCAGGAAGTTGCAGACTTAAAATCACAAGCAAGACTACTTGGTAAGATTAGTGAAGCGTATAAAGGTATATTTGAAACACCAACTAAAAAACGTATTCCATCAGCTAAGGTTATTAAATTACAACAAGAACTATCTGAATTGAAGAAACTCGCAACTAAAACAGAGAAAGACGATATTAAACTTAACAAGATATTAATGAAAATTGATACAGTTAAGGATATGCTAAGAACTGGAAAGCGTGAACTTACTAAAACAAAAGTAAAAGAATCTCAATCAATAATAGAAGCTAAACAAGAATTATCAGAACTTCGTAGTTTAATGAAAGCAACTGATAAGATACAAGATTTAGAAAAACAAATAGAAACAGGCGATTTTAAAGTACCTGTTAAAATAAGAAGAGTAATTAAGAACGCTGATTTAATAGATGCACAAGTTAAACTTGCTCAATTAAGACGTGAATCAAGAGAAATGATACACGCTATGAAGAAGCGTACCACTAAAGAATGGATAATTGATATTGCAACACTTCCCCGTTCATTGATGGCAACAGCCGACCTTTCAGGTGTATTAAGACAAGGTGCTGTACCTTATGCTATGAATCCAATAGCGGTAACTAAGATATTCGGTCAATCAGTAGTTGCGACATTCTCACAATTAAAAGCTGATGAAATAGATAATGCAATAAAGCAAAGCGATAATTACCCAGTAAGGCAAAAAGCTGGATTATTTATGTCAAATTTAGACCACATAAAATTCACAGAAAAGGAAGAGTCTTTCATATCTAACTTAGCAACTAAAATACCTGCTTGGGGCAAAGTTGTAAAGGCAAGTGAACGTAATATGGTATCACATCTTAACTTAGTAAGAGCAACAGCATTTGACCATTTCTTAGAACTATATCCAGAAGCAAGTGACGCTGAATTAAAGGCGTGGGCTGACTATGTTAATATAGCTTCAGGTAGGGGGAATTTAGGAGTATTCAATAGAGTAGCAACTGAATTAGCAACAGTATTATTCTCGCCAAGATTTAGTTGGTCAAGAGTACAATTGCCATTCCAAGTATTAACTAAATGGAAACATAAAAACGTAAGAAAAGAAATTGCAAGAAGTCAAATGAAGTTCGTTTCTATGGTAGGAATGGCTTTATTCTTAGGTAGTTTAGCAGGTGCAAGCGTTGGCAACGACCCAAATGACGCTGACTTCTTAAAATTAAGAATAGGTAATACAAGAATAGATTTAACAGCAGGAATGATACAATCATTAAGGCTATACGCTTTAGCAGGTTTATTAGTATTAGATAGAACAGGTGCGGTAGATTTGAAACGTAACCCTGATTTGTATTCAGCGATAGCAAGATTTGTTAGATATAAGGCTTCTCCAACTGTTTCTATTCCATTAGAGCTAATACAAGGTAAAAATGCAATAGGTCAAGAAACAACCTTATTACAAACATTCGCAAATAACATAACTCCATTAGTATTTAATGAAATAGTTGAAACTTGGAAAAGTAATCCAGTTTTAGGAATTACATTAGCACCATTCATACTATTAGGAGTTTCAGTAGGAACATACGATAAAGGTAAAAAATCAAACAAACCAATTCAACCACTAAAACCAAAACCAATAAAACCAGTAAAAATCAAATAACGCTAAAGTATTTTTAGCGAAGGAGACACAAATGCAAATTATTTTACAAGAAGGCGTAACAGAAAATTCACACGGAATGGCTCTCAACAAATTAGCGGTAACTAAGAAAAGTTATCCACTCTATTTCTATATCAGTACAACTAAGGCAATTGCAACAGCGTGTCCTGCAAATGAGACTGCTATTACATTAACAATAGCCACAGGACATGGAATGTCAACAGGCGACTACTTTAGAATTGGTGCAACACTTGCGGCTCTTGATGATGAAGTTTTAAAAGTTGGAGTAACTCTATCCGCTACATCTATAATCGCTGAAAGAGCTCAACTCGGAACGACTGCAACCGCACATACAGCAACCGACTTAGCGTTCTTACAACAAGATGGATTTACTAATACTCAACTTGGTGCAGGTACAGCTACGATAGCTGAAAGTAGAGCAGTATGGGATTTAGGCGATGCAAGTTTCTATGATTTAGCTATTGAAGTTATTTGCTTCTGTGACCAAGACT